GTATTTACCTGAAACTGTTTGGGATGGTGGAGTAATCTTAAAGGTAGCTTGATTTCGGGATGAACCATCTAAATATTTGATGCCTGGTATGCCGGCTTCTTTGAGGGCGGCGGAGGCGGAGGAGTCACTACCAAATTTATCTGACATATTTTGATACAATGTTCTGCCGTCAATAGATTTAGCATTCAAACCTTCCATTTTGGAACGAAGGTTGTCTAATTGATTCTGTTTCTGCTTTGTCCACTTATCAGAAACCTTTCGCCCTGATGGGAATTTCTCAGCCCTTAAAGTTTCATACTCTTTTACAACCGACATATCTTTTAATTTTAACTTCTCCCTCACCCCCTTGGGTTGCTCGGACAGAGGCTTATCCCATAGCAGATACTCGTTCTCCTTCGGGGCGAGTTCGACTTTGTAGAGGGAGCCATATGTTTCAAATTTAGCATCCTCGAAATACTTTATCGCCCTTGGATCGAAATCATTTTCCTTAAAGTAGCTGATAACATCTTGAGGAGATTCATTCATCATTAACCTCTCAATCCCTTCCGCTATTTGATAATCTAAATTTGTGGCTTTGGGATTACCGGCAAATCGATTGTATTCATCGTTTATCTGTCTGCCGTTAATTTTCATTTTATCGGGATCATAGCCTAGTGCATTACGATAATGCTCCGCCACTTCCTTCTTCCCCGCAAAGTAAAGCCCATGCCCATAGGCCTGCGCGCCCTCGCCCGTACCGATTGCCGATGTTCTGAACTTGCCCAAGGGCGCGCCTGGCTCCGCTGAAAAGGTGTGCGGTGTGCCGTGGTAGGCGGGGATGAATAGCTTGTCATCGAAGGGCGAGTAATTGTTTTTGATATTGAACCAATCAAATGCGATCCCGCTCTTGCCGGTTGGAACTAGGCCAGCCAATGCGTCCACATCGTAGGAGCGGTAGGCGTGTTGGAGTTTCTTATCCTCTAAGAGTTGGCGTAGCTTGGCATTACGAATCTGTGGAGCAGACTCAGGTTGGCCGAATATTGCGGTGACGAGTTCATTCTCGTATTTACCTTGGGGGTTAATTCTACCTTCTTCATCGTCCAATGCTTCCCTGGCGACCTTGCGAGCTAGTTCGATTAAATCGTTTGGTTTATCGGCAAAGCCTTCTTTTACTAATACTTCTACATTATTACGAAGGTATGCTTCATCGATTGCATCCATCTTTAAAGATGCGGCAGATCGTGAGGTCTTGGATAATCCAGTAACCTTAAACCTTACAGGAGACACTACCCTAGCCTTTAACTCGTTGTCTGAATATTTGCTTGGTTTACCTGAACGATAAAGGAAGTTTAACTGCAAGCGGTTACGGATCGACTCGGTAATATCGTTGATGAGCATATTGATCGTACCCCGTGGATCTTTACGGGTGAATACGCCTTTTACTTCGTCCGATAATTGCTTCCCTACGATTGCCTGTGGCCTTCCGCTTCTAGGGTTTCGCTCGGATGACATACCGCCTTCAGGGGCTTCGTCTACCCGATTAAGGATATTGGTAAGCTCGTTTTTTACCTTCTTGTTATCAATACGAAATGCACCAGCTTCTTTCAGGGAGATGCCTTGCTTGCCGTACAATCGCTCGACCGCCTGATCCGCCGATTCGCCTTTACGGACCTTAATCGCCACTCCTTTATCCGCAAGGTCAACCTTATCCGCAATCGAAGCATCTCTTTGCTTTGTATAGTTTTTATACAGGTTGCGGATGGTCTTGTTGCGTTTAAGGATTGGGGAGATGGAAACATCCAACGGGTTGCCGGTATTGCCATCCACAGCACCAAACAGGGTAAGCACTTTGCGAGAACCCTCGAGTAGCTTTTGACGGAGGGATGGTTCGATTGTGTTAAAGTAGTTTGGATTATCGACCATCATCATGGCGAACTGCTCTGCCCCAATCTCCTGGGCGAGTAAATTGGCATCCTGCCCTATCCCGATTGATTTATCGCCTTCCTGAATATTATCGTATGCACTGGCAATCTTCTTTGCATCTTCATTGAGCATGATGGAATCGATTGGTGCTCCAGCCGAGTCCTTGGTAAATGCAAACTCAAATGACTTCTCTCCAGGCTTTGCCTCGTACTGTTCTAAAATCTTTCGGGCAAAGAATGGATCGTCCTTAATCGCCTGAGTGATAAATCCGTGACCAAGTTCATGGGTAAGAATGTCAAATGCTTCTTTCGAGCTTTTGCTGGCTCGGCCATTCTCGTTCACATAGATGGTGTTATCCGTTTGATTATAGTAGGCGTTGGGTGCTTGGCGGATGTTTGGATCGTCCTCCCTGAGAGTCTCAAGCATGAGATTCTTATCCACGAACATGAGCTTGGGTGCTTTTATGCCTGCCTCTTCTACTGTTGCAAAGGCTAGGCGAGCATCGGGGTCCATCTTACGGAAATGCTTTAATTGATCCTGTCCAAGTTTTGCCTCTAAAAAGTTTACTGATGACTGATTACGGGCGGCTTGTGATCTGCCTGCCCTCATACCAGGTTGCCCTACAGGTAATGCTGCACCCATTGCGAAGCCTGCTCCCATAGCCTGTCCGAGTTCTTCGATGTTATCGGTGGATGCGTATGCCAATGCTCCGTTCAATGTGGATACAGAGATGCCATTTACGAGCGAATTAAATGCCATATCGCCCATCCTTGTGCCTCCCAGCTTGTGGGCATAAAGGGCGAGTTTTCTTGTAGTCGGTGAATCTGCCTGCATGGCCAGGCGTTGCAGGAATCTTTTCTGCCCAGCCTCAGAACCGAGTGCAGTTAATACCCGCTCCATTCCCCTACCCGATTTGTTGGCTATATATCCAGCCACTTCTGCGGATGTGAGAAGTCCGAGTCCTGGTACTGCTCCTGTAAATGCACCTGTTACCTGTGCTCCGAGTATGCCGGACCCTGCTACTTTCGGATCAATTGTTTTACTTGCAAGCTTGGTAACGGTATCCCGAGGGAAGGCGGCAACCTTTGAGGTAACTTCTCCCGCCTTGCCGGTAGCACCGGCGATCTTCGATCCCGCCTGAGCGGTTTTCTCCAGTGCCTTGCGTGTACCTTTTGCAACGAGTTCAGTAGGCTTAGATGCTATCGCACCGCCCTTCTCAATTACCTTGGCAACTTTTCCGAGTCTTGCAGATTTTAAACCGACTGATGCGGCTTTGGAGACTTGTCCTGCAATCGGTATAAACATGGTCGGATCGACAAAGTTTGCTCCAAAGCTGACAAAGTCCCTGCCCTTCTCATCGAATGTATCGAGCATGGCAGTTCTGACATTTTGATTATAGAGAAAGTTATCCTTATACCTCTCGTACTCCCTCCTCATCTCGTTTTCATCGGAGTAGAAATTATCCATCGCCGCACCTCCTAGAGTCTTGGCGAATCTACCGAAATCTTTTATACCTACCTGGAATACTCCTTTTGCCTCTTTAAGTCCGACATCACCGGCAAACAGTTGCTTGATTGCTCGGCCACCCTCTTCGGCCAGTGTGCCGGCTCCTGTGATAAATGAATCGGTAAAGGCCGATGTCTTCTCTCCGAGTGATCTGCTGTCCTCCTCTTTTCTGCGAGCGACATATTCATCAAACGATTCAGGAGTAGATGCTAGTTCTTCGTCTAATGCTCGAAGTTCTGCTTCCGCTTGAGCCTGCGTCATCGGAAGACCATCATCCTCGGCAAGTCCGAGTTCTTGGTTTAATTGTCTTAACTCGGCGAGTGCTTGGTCCTGGGTAAGCATTATAATCCTGCCCTTTTACTGCGTAGTTGCCTTTTCCTTTCTATCTCATCCAGTAGTGACTGCGAGGCTGGAGCAGATGGATCGACTTGAGGTGTTTCACCCTGACTTTCTGTATTTAGTTGCTCTTCTAGACTAGTTAGGAAGTCTACCCAAACTTCAGGTTCATCAGTAATTTTTGGAGAACTTTGTTGTATAAATGCGAGTTCCTTTTCTGATAATGGTCCTTTGAGCTTGGACACATTTTCAAGTGTAAATTTATTGGCATACCTTTCTAACTTTCGCCTAAGTTTCTCATCTTCTTTGCCATATCCAACTGACTTTTTCAATGCTCTAACGAAGTCCAAACCTTCAACCTGGCCAGTTACATCTTTTCCCTTTTTGATAATTTCCAAAATATCATTTGTCTCATTTAACAGGCTTTCTCTTTGTCGCTTTTCAGATGCTTTTAGTTCTTCCCTCTCCTCAAGTTCCTCACGCCTTTTGTCTAATGCAATTCGCTCATTAATAGTGGGAGTCTTCGGAATCCTAGCAAGCCTCATTCTCTGTATTTCATCTGCAAGCATTCCTCGACCTGCATCAGTCTTAGGCATCAAACCCGCTTCATTAATTGTTTTTAGGAATGCCTCGGGACTTGATTGATCGATTGCACGATTACCCGTGTCCTGGTTAAACTGTCCATAATCATCGGTATAAGAAGGAGCATTGGCCATGAGAAAAATATTATCCATTTCTCGTTCGCCCTCCTTCTGCTCATTTCTCAACCTTTCTTCAGTTTCCATTTTAGCCGCCACCTGTGCTCTATTCGCACCACCTTCTGCCCTTTGAGCGGCTACCCGTAGCTTGGCAATATCCATCTGCTGATCTGCCGCCTGCTTACGCTGATACTCGTTTTGCAGGAATGGATTCTTGGCGATTGCTTTGGCATCTTCTTCCGATGCACCCTGCCCCATTAGGTATTGAGTCATCTCATTCGCCCGTTCCTTCTTCTCTTTACCTTTAAAGTATGCTGTGGCCGCCTGTCCAAGTGCATTACCGAATGCCTCATTTGCTCGAGCCTGTGCCGCCCCTGCTGTCTGAAACGCTGAGAAGTCCATCCTCCCCAAGCCTGCCTGTACTGTATCTCCGATTGCCCCCATAGTTATTTCCTTCCCGCTAAAAGCCCGCCTATTATTGAACCTGCGGCTCCCATCAATCCACTCGCCATTCCACTTGCCGACTGTTCGCGAGCCGCATAGGTGTTTGCCAGGTAGTTCGCACGATTTGCTGTGTCCTGTAATCCAATATTTACTCCGGCATCAGGATTGATCCTGGTTGACTGCTCCTGTGGTATTCCGAATAAAGCGGCCCGTTCGCCATAGCCCTGCTGGGTGTAATTACTTCCACCTCTAAGCATAGCCATTGGATCGACTGAGGTTGCCCGATTAAGTCCACTGGCATAACTGCCTAGACCCTGAGCCTGTTGACGATTATCGCGAATGATGTCCCTTAAATAGTCTTCCCTGCTCATCGCCTCGGCCGCGATTGCCGCATTGTCCATGTCGCGTCCGCGAGCCACCAATGACTCCCTAGCGGATTGAGTGGCCCTGCGTCTCATCTCAGGAGATAAGTCCTGAATCTGCGACTCTCTGAATGCCTGGTCGGCCAACTGATTAGCCTGCTCCACGCGAGCCTGCATAAGCGGATCGCTTGCACGAACTGCTTCCGTCATACCCGGGCCAAATCTTTCTATTAAAGATATATCAGTGCCCGCCTGACGACCGGCCATCTGACCTCCAAACTCCTGTGCCCTCATTGCCTGTTCTTCGGCAAGCTGTGCCATCGGATCAGCGGCTCGTTGAGCGAGGCTTAACTGCAAGTCCTGATACTGAGGATCGTATGTCTGACGAGTCTGTAGTAGTTGCTCTTGCAAACGAGGGTCTGCCATTGCAGATACATAATCGCGAGCCGATTTACCAACATCTAATTTAGGTAAGGGAGGTGGTTTCTTACCTCCCCCAAAAAGCTTTTGTAAGAAATAGGATGGAACGCCCGAACTGTTTACCGGCTCACCTGCTCCACCGGCATCTTTAAGCATCTTTGCTTCTGCTGAATTGATATATGCGAGTGACTCACCTTCGGGAGCATTCTCATTTAAAAGCCTAGCGGCCTGTGCCAATGGATCTTTTGTTTTGTTTTTCATCATGGCGATTAAGTCTTAATTATATAATTTAAAATGATGGTTGGCTGAACATTGTTGTGTGGTTGATCGCCACCTGTACTACCCGAATTAACATTTTGACGAGCTACAGCAGTAGTGCTATCCCCTACTCCTCTAGCTGCTGGCCCTGAAGATGATTCACTGTAAGTGTGCGTATGTGAAGGCATTTCGGATGTTGTGAGGGTATGTGTCTCAGCCCCACCTGTAGCTCCAAGGTTATCACCATTGACCCCACCTGATTGACCTGTCAATCGGTCAGCAGAAGTACCTCCCATGTCATCCTGACCTGCAATAACTCGTCCGCGAAGGTCGGGGATATTAAATGTGGTTGAACCATCTCCTGCGCCATAGGTTTCGTCAATTATATCAAATAAATCCGAGTATGTGCTTCTTGATATTGCGTCACCATCACAGAATAAATATCCTGTTGGTGCGTTAATGCCTGCAAAAGGTAAAACTGTACCTGTGGGCATTAACGCAGATATTGCATCGGAATTTAATTTTGCAGATGTTACTGCTCCATCGACTATTTTAGTAGCGGTGACCGAGTCGGAGGCGAGTTCGTTGGAGGTGATACCTCCTGATGGTACTTTTAGTTTACCATCGCCACCGCTGATTCCATAGGTTTGACTATTTACGATGATAGTAGAACCATCTGCGGGGTCATCGAATGTCGCGAGGTCTGCGATATCCATTAATTTCTGTGAGGTGACTTGGTCACCTGATGAAAAGATTTGTCCTGTATTTAATATTGGCATTTTTTCTATCTCCTATTGAAAGACTGAAGTGGTTGATCGATCCGATATTCTAGCATCTACCTTGGTTGCCCTGACATAAGGTCTACCGACAAATGGTTTAATATCTGCCTGTATGCCAAACCCTCTTCTGTTAACTCGTAAGCGAACCGAGGCATCCTCCGCAGTTTCAAGCTCACTACCTAGTAGCGTAGATATGCTTGAAATCTCGGAAGTAGAGTCAGGATCTTCCGTGATAAATTGTACAGTAGCATCAGATGGGTTGACTTCGCTTGATTTAAGTTGCAATTCTGCACGACTGAATGTTTTTCGATCCATCGTGTCGGCATCGTATTGTCTAGTGATTAATTGACTGACCACAGGGATACCGGGGTCTACTTCAGGTGATTGTCCTGCTTTCCGTAAGACCTTATCATCTCCATCCATGGAATCTACCTTATGTACGCCACCTTCTTCTGTTGTGAGGTAAAGTGCATTCTGCGATCCCTCGCGAGCTACTAATAATTCTCGGATCGCAAAGTCTGTAGAGTTTACGGTATCGATGCTCTCAAAGCCTTGGTTGATGAAATTATAAACGATGATCGTATTTAGTTTATTACCATCCCCTTTTCCCACGCTAGAGTCCAATGGTAGTGCTAACCAATAGCGGTTATTAAAATAAACTCCGCATGATAGGTGGGCAAAGTCCTGATTTATGCGATCAATGAATGGCTGAATAGTTTCTGATATTGGTGTACCTGTACCACGCAAGTTATACTCATCTATAAATTGTACACTGTATATCCCTTGGTCAGATAGAAATAAAATCTGATTAGCCACCTGAATAATAGACTTTCTCGCAGATGCTCCGACCTCGTCTGTAACCATAGTTGTTTTAACATCTGCCAAAGATCCACTCGCACCTGTAATCAGATGAATAGATTTACGATTGAATACCACCACCGAATCCTGTGTAAAACCTTTAATTCCTACTACAAAATCGCTTTTACCTGATGAAATGCGAAACTGATTTCCAATCTCATCAAATGTGTCAGAGTCTAGAATGTCTGATGCCAAAATTTCATCACGAATACCTCTATCGACAGGTGGTGATGCAGATGAGTATTGATAGGGTAACCATAGTCTACGCTGATGAAATTCACCGAATGGAGCCGCAGGTTGGTGGATGAATCCTTTACCAAGTGCTAGTGGTTTACTGACTGTTAAGGAGTGATTGGCATCATCTTTGACTCCAAGATTAAAAGTAAATTGGTTGACTGTAGGAACGCTTGTGACCACCACTTCCGACCCAATAAAATTATCATATATCGTAGATTGTGAAGTATGTATGGTAAGTCTGTCACCTACCGCTAATCCATGTGAAGTTACATCCATAGTAACCACACCACTTACTGACGCTGTACTAGAATCTGTCAAGTAAGCAGGTGCAGTGTATGCCCCACTATCCACCCTCTCAAAATCCTCAAAATATTCTATCTGTGCGCCACTAACATTAAATGTCTTTGTCTGTGACTCAGTCATAGTGACTGTTAACTGTGTGGATGATGGAATACTTGCTACTTGATAACAGTCATTCGGATCATACTCCCAATTACCTAGTCGTGTTAATGTCACAAAGTCGCCCACTGAACGATTATGATTAGATACTGTGTCTATCGTGATCGTCTGCCCTGACTGAGAGCCTGAAGTAATAGCTACACGATTAAGAACAGGACTTGCGGATAATGTAGTCTTGTTAGTTCTAAAGATATACATATTATCGAACCCCTGAGTCATTCCGCATGGTGCATCCACAGTTTCACCACCTTGCTCGTATCTACACTTATAGAGCTTTGAGTCTTTAAGTCTTACGATTGAACAAAGGTTATTTGTGGCTGAGAAAATGAAGTCATCGTTCTCACTTGTTGCATCAGAAAATACCGCACTCCCATAAACTCCATTTACTGCATCGTCTTCCAAAGTAAAATTCTCAGTAGTCGATGCCACTGATGTCTGACCGACATTGGGACTATTAACTGTAAAAGTAGTATCTGCCCCTGTATCGGCAAAGCTTACTGTTTTGGCAGATGTGTTAATTGCTGTGATTGTATGACTGCCATTGATCGATGCATCGATATCATCGACATGGACTGTACCACTTACTGCAAACTCTGAGGCCGGAGTATCCTCAAGCGTAAGAGTGACCACATTACTTGCCCTCGATGCCGCAGTGACCACGTAATTAAGAGTAGTAGGAATCGCATTACCCATTGAAGCAACAGATGTTCTTCCCTCAATGTTATACTCGATCCAATTTTTAGTTAGGTTCGAGTAAGTTGTATTGATCGTTGACCAAGTCTGTGATGATCCAACTACTGTAAAAACTTCATTCGTGCCTGAGTCGGCATAAGTAATTGTGCGAGTATTAAAGTTTACACTAGCTAAAGGGAATGTCCCATTTGGATCGTCTCCTGTGAAATTTAACCCATTGATCGTTACATTGTCTCCAACAATAAAAGCTAAACTTGGAGTTTCATCCAAGACAACAGTTACTACATTACTTGATCGTGATGCGGATAGAATTACATATGGTAAAGTAATCGCATCATCTCCTGTTGTGATAGTGCCAAATAGAGTAGACATCCCTTTGCGTGGTTGCCATGTGCCATCGTCATTCATCCGACCATTCTTCGATAGTGCAACCTCACCGGGTTTTAACTGATTAGGTCGCAAGCGATTATTCATCCGCAGAAAGAAGGTGTCACCCTCTACCACGAATGGATCGTCTAGTTTACCGTATGATCGATATCTGCTCACTTCTTCTTAATCTCCTGCCAAAGTTTTAGGGACATATAAACCAAGGTCACTAGGCCAACCGCGATTCCGATTACTGAGTCAAATGCAGACAGGCCAAAGGTGGCCGCTGTGCCTGACATTCCTAAGACTGATACTCGATCAATCATTATCTGCGGGGGGAAGGCCCGAAGTAGAATCCCAAAATACATGGAAGGATCGTGAGGTTTCCCATAAGGGAGATGTGCCCAGTAGAAATTGAGATCGGGTCTTGGCTTGCTGGCCAAGAGATGATTCCAAAGAATAATTCGGTTCTTCCTTCACCGTTTGCATTGGTGAATGTGACCAATTCTTGTGTGGGAAAGAGGGTGCACAAGACGATACAAGCACACATAGAACTAACCCCAATTGTCGCCAATAATTTTCTCGTCTTTGAGGCCGTTTCAGCTTGTCCTGAATTGGCGATTTGCTCTTGTAGTTTAAGAAAGTTTTCATTTCCCCTGCTTTCTCTAGCCATCTCAAGATCATGTTTTTGTTTGCGACTTTCAAAGACCATGCCGAACACTCCTTTAAGGATTGCTCCCATCGCTGTAGAACCCCCTCCAGTAAGGAACATTGCAATAAGTTCACCCATCTCATTTAGTCTCCATTTTCTCAAATAGTTTCTGTATATCCCGCCTGCGGTCTTCTGAGAGTTTGGTTAGATGCTCGACATCTTTAGATTGCCCGGCATCGCTAATCTCGATTTGGCGAAGTCTCTCCTTCATATCATCGATCTCCCACTTGTTGCGTTTGATGAAAAATGCGAGGATTGATATGGCAACGCCAACTCCTGCAAACATATAGTGTGAAACCTCCATCTCACTTCTCCACCTTATCTCGGAGTCTGTCTAACTCCTTTTCTAAATAATTAAGTCGCTCAAACTGTTGATAGTCGGAAGTGATTGGTGCGTCTTGCATCTCTACCAAATGATCGAGATCCGCTTTTGCTTGCTCTGCGAATTTCTCTAAGTGCATCATCCTAGCAGATAGATCCCCAAGCAGAGTGCCTTCGTGTTGGACTCTCCCCAAACCATTGTCAAGTTCGTTAATTTTGTTCCAAATGACGGAGTAACCCCAAACACAAGTGCCAACGATGGCGATAACTTTCGCCATGAATGCCAAGTTAGCTTTGACCTGTACATTATCTCCGACTTCCGTTGCCATAAATTAAGGTAACCAATCGGGTTTAGGTTTTTTAACATAAGATTGCAAAGGCTCAGGAGCTTCTTCTTCTTCATTGTCCCAAGCATCTATCTCAGCTTGTCTTGCTACTACCTTTTCTTCTTGAGCATCAAACATAGCTTGTTGATTTGCATCCCAATCTTCTACCTGTAAGTCAGCACCTGTGCGAGCGTTGTACTCAGCAAATGTTTCAGTTACTGTAAATGTACGATCTTCAGGTAACTCCTCACCGTTTAATTGTTTCTGCATAAGTGCGTTACGACGGTCAACATTTGTGAAAGTAATAGTACCTAAGTAATGGTTGGCTACACGATGCATTTCATCTACACCTTTACCGTTATCATATAAACTATCAGGAGCATCTTTAGCGTGAGGTGATAGAGTAGTGACATTACCAGCTTCATCTCTTACTCTTAACTCGGACGAAGCACTTACATCTTCAGCATACAACTGCACCATGTCGGCAGGGCTAGATGTAGGAGCAGTGGCGTTTGCTATACCTATGACACCACTAGCATCTGTACCGAAGCTCGTAGTGCCAATACCGACATTGCCGTCATCGTCAATACGCATACATTCAACAGGCCCACCATCGATTGGTTTTGTGAAAAATCTTAAACGACCACCTGCGTTTCCGTCGGGGTTCGAATTGACTGTGTTTGATACAGTTTGGCCATAAATGCCTGCAATAAATATGGAATTCCCATCCTGTGCTGTTGAATTCCCACTATTCGAGTAATTCATGAAAGCCAATCCGCCAGTTCCTGTAATAAAATTACCGTAAGCCACAGCATTAAAACCTAACTCAATCTCTGCCGGTTTTGTTCCACCAATTGAGAGTGTAGTGGAATTACCAAACTGCGCCGTCCATCTATCAGGATTCGTATTACCAATACCTACATTGCCTGAAGAGTCGATGCGCATTGCTTCAGTCGAATTTGTGCGGATCGCAAGCTCGTTGGTGTCAGGTGCGTGAATTGCTACCGCAGAACTGCTTGAGCCTATTTGATCCAATGCATACTCATCTGCAACTACATTTCCGCTTACATCAATTGAGCCGGCCCCTACTGCCCCACCCGTAGAAACAGAACCTGCTGTTACCGCTCCGCTAGTGGTTAAGGTTGTTGCTTCAATACCTCCACTTACATCTAACTCTGCCTGTGGAGAGGTTTTACCTACACCTACACGAGTGGTAGAAAGTGCTAGTGCTGTGTTGACTCCCGCTCCATCGGTAACCTGAAGTGCATTAGCTCCCGTATTATTAGTGATACCATCAGTATAATCTCCAACCTGTAGTAATCCCTTGTATGTATCTGCGGGTGTTTGATTTTGTAAGTCGCTCATAATTTTAAGGATTCGCGTCAGGGTCTGTCCACTCCTCGCCTGCTAGAATCTCAAGCATCTCGGAATGAGTGTTGGCGGTTTTACCCTCTAAGAACGAAGGCGTATCTCCCTCGAACTTTACGAAGGTCTTAGTACCCGCGACATTGTATCGCAAAGTATCTGCCGAGGTTTCAAGTACTTCGTCAAAGTTAACGGTACTTACTTCGTCAGCGTTTAGAATTACATATTGTCTGCTCATAGTTATTAAGAGGGTACTGTGGTTGAAAAGGTTGGACCGTTAGTAAGAGTACCGTCGTTACCTCCGCTTCCTTGATCGGTAATAGTCGTACCTGTACCGCCATCATTGTCGCCCATACGCCACCAAGCAACAGGCGAGTACGAAGATAAGTCAGCAGGTACACCACTGTTGTAGATAGATGTTATATCAGATGCGGATAAAACAGAATTAAATACAGCTACCTCATCAATCAGACCGTTTAAATAGTTATTATTTCCTCCGTCCGATCCGATTTTAATGTCTAGAGTACTGGTAGAGGGCGTACCCGTCCGAGTATGTGTTCCAGCCGAACTTCCGTTAACATAAAAAGTAATACCTCTAGAGGCAGAACGAGTAACAGCTAGATGATACCAAGTTCCCGTGCTTAATGTTGTCGAGGAGAATGAAGGTGCACCCCCGGTTCCTGTGTCAAAAAAAGCAACCTTATTTGAACTTGAATAAAACTGATGTCCGCTAGTGCCATTATATCCGTCAAAATAATTTCCGATAGCATAAATCATAGGAAAGCCGCTTAAAGAATCAAACTTTACCCAAGATGTTATCGACAAAGCACCTGTAATATCTAAAGAGCTATCGTAAGAGATGGCTACATTGTCATTAGTTCCATCAAAGTCTACGCTGTAGGTGTTACTAAAACCTGCACCACCGCCTGATGGGGGTAGAGTATGGCCGAGTTGAACCCCTAATCCTAGAAAAGGCATAACCTTTTATGCTTTATACAGAATGGCCGCACCGCTATTTAGCGTTATGCTAGTAAACGGTAAGGTCAAAGTGTCACCTTTTCCAAATGTTGTACCGTCAGATATTAAATCTGCCGAATTTTCCATCTGTCCCGTGATTGCTCCAACCACTGAATCCTCAGTAAATTGTACTGCGATAAAGTCGCCTGTGTTTGCTCCTGTGCCATTAACATAGACGCAACCATTTGCTCCCATGCTGTTCTGAATATTGAATGATGATATGCCCATTTTATGATGTGGTTAAAACTGAAATGCCGAACGAATAGCTCGGATAGGTGTTAAAGGTTATTTTGTTTTGCGATTGAAGGCGTTCTGCCCGATCAATTTCCAGTGCGAGATATTCTTCCGCCCTGTTCTCCTCCTGCATGGCCGCCTCTGTCTGTCCGTCTCCACGAAGAAAGTCGCTGAGTCCACCGGCCACCAGGTAGTTGGCTAAAAAGTCAGGAACATTCGATTCCTCGCCTGCATCCTTTCCATAGGTTGGCCGAACTGCGGTCCCTACAATAAAGACAGATGATACCGAACTGTTTGCTGGTAAAATTAAATATCCGTCCAGTAACTTAAAATCTAACAATACCGCCGTGCTGTCAGTAAATGGATTCTTCGTATAAACCTGGTGGATCTCCATGATGTTTAAATCATTGTCGATCTGCACTGCTTTATCTGCTGTTGGGTTAGTGGTCGATCCAACTGACTTCTCTACCAGTTTAAGCAGTTCAGGCCACTTGCATCGATGCCACGCAGTCTGTGCCCTGCTGTTTAAAGATTCCTTGAAGAAAAACTCATCGACCTGCGTCAAGGTTGGCAGACCAGCCGCCATCTTGAAGCGTTTCTCGAGTGATTCAAATGTTACTGTTCTTGCCATTACTGAACATTAGCTATGCCTGGACTTACAGGCTTGCCACCGGCTTGAATGTTATGCCGGTTAAATTGTGATGGGGAACGATACTGCAAAATATCATTTCGATATTGTCGTGACTGTTCCCTGACTAAATCGATTTCCTGTGCGAGCATTGCTTCAGCGTTTTGTTCCTCTGCAAATGCTTTTTCAGTTTGCCCATCCCCACGCAAAAAACCGGCATAGGCAGAATGTGCGAGATAGTCGAAAAAGAAGTTAGGGATATTTTGTTCATCTCCCGAATCATCACCATAGTAACCACTTGTCGCACCTCCTGAGTTTATCTCAGACCGCAAATCCTTACGATAGGTGACAAAAACATTTACTCCGTCCAATGTGGTAGGCTCAATGATTTTGACTGATGGATAACCTCCCGAATCTAACTCGGTTAGAAATGTGTATTCGTCAGGGTAACGGGCAGAAGTTGGATCTTCTTTATGAATACGAAAAACAACATTGGCATCGTTTGCCAACTTGTTGCTCGTTCCGTAAACCCGAAGTCTATTGGCATCAGATGTCACTATAGCCACACTTTCTCCGATTACGGTGAACTGTGGCCAAGGGTATCTCTCATGGGCTATACGAGCCGCACGGTTTACAAGATCGCGAAGGAAACTAGCATCTGTTGCCTGTAAAGCATCAAGTCCGGCCAATGCTCGGAATCTTGACTTTAATTGCGAATAGGTGGCGGTAGCGTAGTTTGCCATGATATAAAAAATTAGTGTTTAACTTTGCACTCGGGGTTCGATTTCTCGAAGTCCTTACGAAATCCTTTGTCTGCCCAGCATCCAGGTCTTTCCTGTTCGTGGCGGACATATGTGGTTAAGTCTGTTACCCGAGCAAGTCGAAAGTCGCCTTTGCCTCCTTCAAACGCTTTGGCGGCCTTGCGGGCCTGCTTTTGGCGTTGTGCATATCCAGCCTTTTCGCGGACTGCGGCTCGCTCGTTTTCCTTACGAAGGTAATAAGCGATTTCGTCCTGTGACGATCTGCTTTTCTTACCCCCCCTTACGATGATATTTAGACTCATTTAAATGGAAAAAGGGGAGCCGGTCTAACCCTAAACCGGCTCCCCAATAACAACATGAACAATAATAAACCCGAAGTGTTTAAACGATTGATCCCAAGGCTCTAGGATTACCTACACGAAGCGTAAGCATTGCCTCAGTGAAAGCTCTTTTGCCGGCTCCATTGTCAGGAAGATCCACTACGGAAATGCCTTCAAGAAACTTGAGGGAAACAGTGTCATCGTCAGGAATCAAGTAAGCACGATCTGTGTTTACTGTTCCTTCTGCTGTGTCAGGACTGGAAGCCGATCCATTCACACGACCCAAGAAAAGGTCAGGAATGATATCGATAGAGCCAAAATCGCTGACATAATGAAGAACTGAATTAACCAAGGTTTTTCCGCTTACATCTTGAGTGAAGCTGTAAACAGGATTGTTGGTAACTGCGGCACGGGTGTAGTCAGTAATGGCGTTCATTACTGCTGGACCAGCGTACAATTTGTAAGAACCTTTAGCACCACTTGCAGTATAAACAGCTTGCAGTAATCCACGAAAAGCAGACTCAGTCAATGAACCAAGAGATACGCGAGATCCGCTTACAGCACGAAATGCTTGTTTAGCACTTGTATCGAAAGTATTTCCGGTCGCACTCGGATTTGACCAAGTCCCTAACCCGCAGAGGGTAGCTCCAGCGGAAGAAGTTCCGGCGGCTTGATCGTTTCCTGAAGCGATAGCAGTTTCGATTGAGCGTTTAAGCTGAATTAAACTTTTTGCTTTGGAAGCGTTGAATAATCCACCTTGTCCACCAGGAGCGACATCAATCATCTCAGCCTGACGCGAGACGGAGAATATATCTCTGATGGTTTGGACTCGGTTACCAAGTCTTGCTCTTGAGTCGATCAAGTTAGCGGCATCGGAGATCGTGAGATCAACACCGTCAATTACTCCTCCAATCTCGGGGTCTAAAAGTGAGTCTACCAACCACTCATTGAGAGTAGCCTTTGGAGCCTCGGATTGTGAGAGAGTAGAATACAGAGGTGTTTCAGTAGGCTCTACGGTTTTCAGAAGTGATTCTAAATTTTCGCGAGCACCCTTAGCACTTGTTACATTGTATGAAGTAGCAATAGCCATTTTAAGTATTTCCTTATTTTAAGATTTTAAATTTTAGTCCGCTAGAAATGCGGCAAGATCGTTAGCCGAGAGTGGTCCTTTCCGATCCAGGATTTTTGCTTTTTCTTTCTGCTTCCGAGTCGCTGAGTTTTCGATTGGCGGGGATGCATCTCCTCCATCGGTTGGAGGTGGAGCCTTACGCTTTTTGACTACCTTCTTGGGAGCCTTTGCGGTTTGCTCGCTTTTCAATGCTTCTATGCCTCTGACAAGGGTGGCGGCGATAAAGTCACCATTGGGGAGGTTATCCAGTACATTGCCGTATTGGCCTCGTAGCTGTTTATAGGTTTCTCTACGGGATTCGGATATGTCATCATCTTGCGATGAATCCATCCACGGATGGGTGTTGATTGTATCTCTACTCCACTGGCTTTTTTCCCTTAGATACTCACTCCTCTGAGGAATCTTTTCGGTAAGGTATTCGTCCGCCTGGGTAAGGATATTACGAATATCATCATCGCTATATTCCTTGCCATCGACCTCTACGAAATCCTTGCCTATGTGTTGAAGTGCAAATTTCTTGGCCGCCTGTGCTTCCCGTTTCAAATTTTCCAAGTCTTCAAAAGACTGGATATTTTCTAGCTCGGGTTGAGCAGACTGTTGGCTACCACCTGATTGATTTGTCTTTAGATTATTAATCTCAGCTTTTAAGGCCTCGACGGTTTCTTCCGCACTTTTCGCTCGGGCAG